ATAAGATTAATATTATTTGTATAATGAACAATTTAATTTAACTTGTATTATTTTATTTATTTTATTTCATTCAATTTACTAAATAATAAATTGAATAAACCAAAGGTGAACATGCTAATAAATAAAATTGATAAATAAATAATTATCATCATAATACTTATTTATTTAATGGAAAGTCCTAAATACAATAAAATATATCATATATCCGATATTCATATTAGGAATACTGAAATTCATAAAGAAGAATATCTTCATGTATTCTCTAATCTATATCAATATTTAAATGAAGTCAAAGATGATAATAGTTTGATAGTTATTACTGGTGATATTTTACATAATAAAGATAGGTTAACACCATTATGTATTGAAATATGTGTTGATTTTTTCACCAATTTAGCTAAACTTATGACAACTATTTGTATAGCAGGCAATCATGACTTTAATATTAGAAATACTGATCAACAAGATGCACTCAGTTCCATCTTATATAAACGAAAAATTAAAAACTTACATTATTTAATAAATTCTGGTGTATATAAATTTAATAATATATTATTTGGTGTTTCTAGTTTAATTGACAATCAATTTAGTTCAGCTGCTGATATCCATGAAGTAGGTATTAAAATAGCTTTATATCATGGTGCTATATCTAATAGTAAAAATTCAGTTGGATTTGAATTTAGTGATAAATCAATTACTAATTTTGATGGTTATGATTTAGTATTATTAGGGGATATTCATTATCATCAATATCTAAATGACGGGTGCAAAGCACCCTGCTGGGCAAAGCCCGTTAAAAAACTATAGCATATGCATCAAGCTTAATATCTCAAAATTTTAGTGAAACTGATATTAATCATGGTGTATTAGTTTGGAATTTAAATGATAAAACATCATTTTATAAAGTTATTGATAATGATTATAAATATGACGGGTGCTTTGCACCCCGCTGGGCTTTGCCCGCGAAATAACATTAAAAAATAATAAATTATATTATCATAATAACGAAATTAATACTGATGATTTAATTTTAGCGGAAAAGTGTAGGTTAAGAATAAATACTTATGATAATGATATAAATAATTATAATTCAGTCACTAAAATAATTCATGATAAATATCCATTAGTAACAATTAAACATAATAAATTATTAACTATAACATCTGATGAGAATAATATAATTACTGATAATAATGATGATAATATAACTATTGATGATATTATTAATGATGAATTGGAAAAATTAAATACAGATATTAAAGATCAAGTTAAAACAATATTATTAAATGAACTAAAAGATGCAATTAATAATATTGAAGAAAAACATAATTGGAAATTATTATCGTTAAATTTTTCTAATTTATTAACTTTTGGTCCTAATAATAGTGTTGATTTTACAAATTTAATATTTGACGGGTGCAAAGCACCCCGCAGGACTGCGTCCGTGAAATAACTGGATTAATTGGAAAAAATGGCGCTGGAAAATCATCATTGATTGATATATTAATGTTTTCATTATTTGGTAAATATAGTAGAGAATATAGTGATCATAGTCATGGAAAACGATCTATATCTGGAATAATAATTAATAATGATTATAATAATTTTGAATGTTGTGTTCAATTTATGTCAAATAATATTAAATATTCAATTATTAGAACTGGTAAAAGACAAGCTACAAAAAAAGATTATCTATTTGACACTATTAAAAATTATCAATGTTCATTTTATAAATATGATAACAATGATAATAAAATAAATTTATCGGAATTCACTGTTTATGATACTCAACAAAAAATTAATCAAATAATTGGAACATATGATGATTTCTGTTTATCAACAGTATGTTTTCAAAATAATTCCAAAATAGATACTGATTTTTTTGAAATGGATGTTAAAAATAGAAAACAATTTTTAGATAAATTACTTAAATTAGATATATTTAATAATGTTGAACAAAAATATAAGGATAAATTATCTCTGAATAAAAAAGAAATATATATTTTAACAAATTCATATGATTATAAAAATTATGATTCTGATACTCCGCAAAATATAATTGATCTTAAAAATATAATTGATAATTATGATTTATCTAATGATGAAGAATTATTAAAATCATATAAATTAGAATTAAATGATGTAAGGAAAAAAATATTACCATTAAATCCTAAATATAAAGAATATGCTATTAAAAATTTATCAAAATTCTTAAAAAAATTACCAAATAATTTTGATATACAGGAGATTAAAATTATTAATAATGATTTACAGAAAAAAATTAAAAATGTATATTTAGATGATTTGCAAAAAACACATATTGATGATAAAATTAAATTAATTCAAGATAAAATTAATTCTCTTAAATATGTTCATAATAAAGATACAATTATTGAAAGTAATAAATTATTTGAACTTACTAAAAAAAATAAAATTTCTAAATTAAGAAGTCAAATTACTAATAATAAAATGTTACATAATTATATTTCAAATGATATAATTGAATCTTTACAGGATATACATGATAATATAAATATTAGTGATTATACAGCTAATATTAACAATTATAATGAACAATTATATAATATTAAATTATTATATACAGAAACTGAAATAAAATTAAATAACATGAAAAAATATATTAATTTTGATATGATTATGACTGATAAATTAAAAGTTAAATATAGTAAAATATCTAATTGGAATTTATATGTTCAAGGAACAAATAGTTTATTAGAAAATTATGAACATATACATAATACATATTTAATAATGAAATCTAATAAAGAAGTAATAAAAATTTTTGATGATTTTTCTAAATGTATAAATAAAGATTGTAGTAATTGTTGCAATCATTTACAGAATATTCAAACATTTTATACTAATAATAATATTATTAATGGTTTTGATAATATTAAAACAAAATATAAAAAAGTATTTGATATATTTAATAATCATAATTTAATTATTAAATATAATCAATTTAATAATTGATTACAATTTTTGAATATCATTATACAAGATATTAATAATGATGAATTAATTAAAAATAAAAATTATTTAAATGAAAATATTAATACTTTTAAAAATAGTAATATATTACATGAAATAAATCAAATTGAAAAACAACAAAATACTGAATATAATGATTTATTAGATGAATTAAAATTATTAGATGATTATAATTATCAGTTAGAAAATTTAAATAATTATAAATACAATTTAGAAATTAATAATCAAATTGAGGAAAATAATATTTTAATTGATATATATTATGAAAATCAAATCATTAATGAAACAATTTATAATATTAATAACAATAATTTATATAATGATAGATATGATCAATTATTAGAATTAATTGATGATTTAAATAAACAAATTAATGATAAAAAAATGCATCATAAAGATAATGAATACAATTATAATAAATTATTAGATAAACAATTTAAATATGAAGAAATAAATAATAAATTAATTGAATTAAATAAAGGTAATATTATTTTTAGTAATATAGTATCGTTGACTAATATTGATGGTATTCCTAAAAAAATTATCAATAATAAATTAACTGATGTTGAAAAAGAAGTTAATAATATTATTTTTCCATTTATAAATAAAAAAATATATATCACGGGCGAAGCCCAGTGAGGCGTATATGCCTCCAAAAGAAATTAAAAATATTAATATACATCTTGTTGATAATAATAAAATTATTAAATTCGGCGGTGGATGTGAAACATTTATAATATTCTTAGCTTTTAAGATAACTTTAAGTAAATTCTTTAATGTTCCTCAAACAGGTATTTTAATCATTGATGAAGGAGTTTCTGTATTTGATAAAGATAATGTTGAACGTTTTAATATTATCATCGATTTTATTCGTAAATATTATAATCATATTATTTTGATCACTCATATTACAAGTTTCAATGATTATATTTCAGATTTTATTCAAATTAATAAAAATAAAAATAAAACTTTCAAAATATTATTTTAATGAAACAGTATACAAATAAAGAATTATTTTATTAAATAATAATGTCATTGTTGAATAAAATTAAAAGACACTATCAAAAATTTAATTTAAATGATATCATTAAAATATGTGATTTGAGTAAAAATCCAACTGAATATATTAAAAAGGTAGACAGTAAAATATTACATAACAAAGAATATTATATTAATAAGGTTACAACCATTGATTTATTAAAAAAAGCAAAAGCACCGAAATCTAAAGAATTATTAAATGAAATTATAAATATTAAACAAAATAATTCAGTTGTTGAAAATATTTTAAATGATATTCAACAAAATAATTCAATAACTGAAAATATTTTAGAAATTATTCCTGAACAAGATAATTCAGTAGTTGAAAATATTTTAGGATTAGATACAAATAATCAAATTTCATTAATTGATTTTAATAATAATTTATTAAAATATAATGATAAGCAAATTAAATATTTTTATTATACTGATAACATTTATTTTAAAGCAAAAGATATTGCCATATTATTAGATTATGTTGATACAGATGATGCTATTAGAAAACATATTGATAAAAATAATAAATTTAATATAAATAATTTTAATATCGATAGTATTATAAGTAACTTTGATATTAATAAACAACATCCAAATACAATATTTATTAATACAAATGGATTAAAGAAATTATTATGTAAAAGTAATAAAATTATTAGTAATGAAATATTAAATATTTTTAATATGAAAGAAGATACTCGATATTTAAGAAAAGAATTAGAAATTATTAAATTTATACAATTATATTTAGATGAATTAAATATTAAATATATTTTCCAATATAGTATAAATAATTATAAAATAGATTTATATTTACCAGATAATAATATAGCTATTGAAATAGATGAATTTAATCATATCAATAGATGTAAAATATATGAATTAAATCGCGAATCATATATCAAAATAAAATTAAATTGTAAATTTATAAGAATCAATCCTGATGATAAACAATTTGAAATGGCAAAATGTATAGCTTTAATAACAAAACATATTTTCATTTAATTATAGACATTCGTCTTATTCAATTTAATATTTACGGGCTTTGCCGTTGCTTATGCATCAAGTTTAATATCGCAAAATTTTAGTGAAACAGATATAAATCACGGTGTATTAGTTTGGAATTTAGAAGATAAAACATCTTTTTATAAAATAATTGATAATGATTATAGATATGACGAAATAACATTAAAAAATAATAAAATTTATTATCATGATAAGAAAGTATCAATAGATGATTTAATATTATCACCGAAATGTAGATTGAGAATAAATACTTATGATAATGATATGAATAATTATAATTTATTTGTAAATAAAATTTTGAATAAATATCCATTACTCACAATAAGACATAATAAATTATTAAATATAAATATTATTAATAATAATGAAATAGATAATAATAATGAAAGTAATATATCAATAAATGATATAATAAATAATGAATTAGAAAATATAAATGATGAAATAAAGGATAAAGTAAAATCACTATTGTTAAATGAATTAAAAGATGCAATTATAAATATAGAAGAAAAATGTAATTGGAAATTATTATCTTTAGAATTCAATAATTTATTACCATTTGGACAAAATAATAGTTTTGATTTTACAAAATTAACTTTTGATGAAATAACAGGATTAATAGGAAAGAATGGTTCTGGTAAATCATCATTAATAGATATAATATTATTCAGTTTATATGGAAAATACAGTAGAGATTATAATATAGATTCTGATCATCATTATAGATACACCCATTTTTATAAAAATTATCAAAAATTTCATAAAAAATATCATTAAATATACCTATTTTTAAATTAAATAATTATTACTCCCAAAATTATATATTTTTATTAAATATTATTTTTAAA